CGAGAGCACGACCTTTTTGAACATAGTTTTCGTTATAACGATTGACTTCCCTTTCCATGATTGAAAAAGGATAAAGTCTACCGTTGCGATTTACGCATTCACTTTGAAGGAAAATTCCTTTAATAAACATTGATTTTTTACCGTTTACATTTTCGGTAATAACTTCAACCTTTTCGATTTCTTCTCTGATTAGTTTCATTTTTCTTAGTTGGTAAATCCTACTTTGGAAGCTTTAATTGCGGATGATGTCCAAATAACATCATTTGGAAACTTTTCCAAAAACTCTACGGCGTAACTTGGCATAGTGAAGAAATTTGTTGTTGCTGCACCAACCATTGTGGAAACGCCTACCGTAACAAGACTTCCAGTGTCATTACAAAGTCTCACGCAGGTTGCACTACTAATACTTGATGCTGTACCAGCAGTAGTTCCTGTAGTTACTTCAGATTCAATTATTTTAGTTCTTTGCATTTGTATAATAAAGACTTTATTAGTTATTTATTATTATTAGTCTTCCACATAAATGAACGAAGCACTAGCAGCAGTAATATTAGATGTTGATGAAATTACTGCGGTTATAAAATTATTTGGTGGAACATGAAGTCCAATTTCTGATAAATCAACATCAATCGTTGAGTTGTCTGATACATGGAAAGCAGCAACAGCAGGAATTGGTTGTGCTGCTAAAGTAAATAATCCAGTACTATCCTGAGTTGCATAAAGTGATGCATTAAAATCACTTTGAGTAGTCCATCTCAAATAATTTGTAAGAACTGGGTTCCAATATATACGAATAACTGCTGGGTCTCCTGTTGTATTTACTGATGCAGTAAGTCTTCTGGGAAGTAAATCTCTGGTATTAATCTTACCTTGATAGACTAGTTTATTCTTAAGAGAAATGAGATGATATAAAGAACCAGGAATGTTCATACTATCATTTCTGGTTGTAGTCACTGAATATGGAAGTTTTGTTCTTTCAACAATACCTTCAATTGCTCCCATAAAAGAAGAACCTCTACAAGTAACAACACCCACACCATTATTCAAATTTGCAGCAACATATCCAATCTTCATTGATGGATTTGCTAGGTGTGGTAGTTCGTTTCTATTAGAATAGTGCTCGTTATGGAAGAAAATCATATCCCCATTTAGAGGATTTTCAATCGCATATCTAATCTCACCAGCACCTAACCAACGGAAGTTGATTTGATATACATTTAACTTAGATGGGTCTAGAGTAATACCAGAGTATCCAGTTCCATCAAGTTTATCTAAATTAAAATCTTCTTGGAAAGTCCAGTTTTCTGTTTGTACTACACCTGCCTGTTCTATTTGATTTGTAAAAGATGCTGGTGCGGTGCTTGTGATATTAAAAGTTCCAGTTTGAGGTCCAAGAGATGTTGCTAAAAATCTTAATCTTGATTGATCATACTCAACCAACCATAAAGCATTAAAGAGTGCTTGTGCTCTTAATCCTTGTACGAGTTGAGAAAGATTTCCTGCAAGTGTTCCTGAATTTACTGTTACTGCAGTGAAAGATGTTCCATTGAGAGTGACTGTTACATCTCCATTATCAAGTGTAGTAAAGTCAAATCCTTGAATTCTTGCCTTACCACCATTAGCACGAAGCACACCAAACTTTCCATTGGTATGTGCATATCCAATTTGAATTGCTTGTTCTTGATTGAATAGTCCTGCTCTTTGTGTAAATCCTACTGGGTTATTTGAGAACGAACCAGTAAATCTGCAAACAACACCTTGTCCTGGACGATATCTGATAAAGTTAGTGCTTCTGATTACACCATAAGAATTTGCAGAAGAACCAGCACCAACTATGAATGTGGAGTTTGCATGAGTAGCAACTCCTGTTGCACTAAATGTAAATGTCTCAAACTCTCTTGGGTCTAATCCATAGACAGCATCTGCCTGAATTTTTGGTGTGATTGTGATTGAAATATTTTCACCAAAGGCAGACTTGGAACAAGCACTCTCATTTAGAATATTTCCATACTCATCAGCACGGAGATAAACCTCATGCAAAGTTCTTTCTTGATTTAGATAGTCTTGTGTAGTCTTATTCCACTGAGCCATAAATTAGTCAATCCATTCTAATTTTGATGGGTGATATCGTCTTGCGTTTCTAATGTTTAAATTTTTTTCTTCTGTGGGATATATTTGTTGAACTACTGCCCCCGGATAATTACTTTGCAGTTGTTCTCCCAAATCTCTTTTGGATGGAATTCCATTTTTAGTCATTAATTCCATCCGATATAAGCTCCCTTGCCACAAAACATCTGCAATATACTCTTCACCAACCTGCTGTGGTTGTTCTGATTGAGAATTAATGTAAAGGTTTCCAGTAAAATCACCAGCAATATTAACTGATTCAGATATAAATTGCTTGAATGATTTCATATTATTCCTCTTCTGTTTCGCTATTAAACATTGCGTTTGCTACAGCAGGACGAAAATCGTCAATCTTTTCTGCAGACTTGTTAAAAAGTAGTTCTTTAATTTTATCGCTGATTTGTGAAGGTGACTGATCACCCACAATCATATCCATAAGTTCATCCATTTTAATAACCTATAAGTAATCGTTTTTATTTATATTTCGCCCCCCTTGGGCATTTCCATTGCCTTTGTACTTGGTTCCATTGGAGCAGCATTAATTTCTGGTTCCATTACTGGTTGACCCAAATCCATTCCAGCAGTTCCTTGCTCCATTCCTGGTTGGATTGGCATTCCTGTCATAGGATCGACTGGTGCAGATGGATCTGGAATAATCCCATCTTCTATTTCTTTCTTGATAATTTTATCTTGCTCAATAATTTCTTCATCAGTTTGGCGAAGAATTTTGCGACGAACATAGTCTTGAGAAAAATACTTCCCAACATATGGTTCTGCAATTTGAACCATACCGAGTCTTTCATTTAGCAACTCAGCATCCTTAAGTTCTGCAAAGTGGTTATCATATAGGAAGTCATATTGAATATGTTCTTCCATAATATTCCAATCTTCAGGAGTTATAATATTCTTTAAGATTAATTGTGTTCTCAGCATATCGTGGAACATGTATGAGAATCTCTTTCTCAAACGAGAAACGAACTTACTGAACTTAACTTCATCTCTTAGAATTTCGGATGAACGACCAAGATTAAATCCACCTTCTCCATCCATTCTTGATGGGGGAACATTTAAAGAACGATAGAGTTTTTTCTTGAAGTACTCAATGTCAGTAATTTCTCCAAGATTTTGCCCACCCGGAAGAGTTGTGATTTCAGTTCCTCTACCACCTTCACGACGAGGGAGCCAAAAATCCTCAAGCATTGCCATGAACTTTTTGTCATCACGAATTTCGCCTGTATTTGCGTCATAGACAAGTTTGTTACGATAGCGCATCATAACATCACGAAGATATTGTTCCGCTTTTACCTTGGGAAGATTGCCCACATCAATGTAGAAAATTCTTCTTTCTGGCGCTCTTGATAAACGATAAATTACCAAAGAGTCCTCAATCATTCTTAATTGATTGAGTGATTTAATTGCTTTATGAAGATATGACAGTGTTGATCCTTTGTTTCTATCGACAAGACCGGAAGTGCAGTATGTGATAGAATCTTTGGACATTTTGATACCCTGAGAACCTCCCATAGAAGAAGGATTTCCTGTTGGATATGTCATTTTTGGATTATAAATGAAATATTCCTCAATCTGAGGAAACTCAAAATCCATTGGATTATCTGTATTAATATTTGATAATCTATACTTATCTTTCTCAGTTTTTTTCTGCTGTCTTACATACCGCATTTTCATGGGGTCAATATAACGAAGTTCTTGAATTCCTTCGTGAGGATTCTTCAAATCAATTATTTTATGATAATATAATCTGCCATCAACATACCAATTTCTATAAATTTCATGGGACTTTTTATCAAAGTCGAGCAATGATAAAATATGTTTAAATTCTTGCCTTATTTTCTTCTTAATTCCATCACTCGCATTCAGATTGTCTAAGTCAATTTGGATGGGAGTATCATTTGTATCCGAGACAATCGCTTCATTTACAATATCTTCAATAGCACTATCACACTCTGGATGTAATGCCATCTCACGATATCTTTTAATTAAATCAAACTCTGTTCTATAAACACCTTCAATATCAACATAAGAACCAAAAAAACCACTACTCAAGTAGTGGTCAGACGAGTCCTCGTTATTAGGAGGAACTGGACTGACCACTCCCGGAGACAGTGGTTCTTTATCCTCAATAGAGAATCCAAATAGTCTTGCCATAATTTATTTTTTGTTCTTTGCCTTTTGACTATTTATCAAGCTTTAGATGCGGTTGCTCCGCTAATAATTTCGTAAGACTGAACTTGGAATTCCACAGTAAATTCTTCAATAGTATCTCCACTATCATATGAAAGATCAATGTTAGAAACACTTGTTGGGAAAATGTCAACAAACTTATAAGCAGCTAAGATAGAACTGTCCGAACCTGCGTTAGTGGTACTATTTACTGTAGCACCTCTTCCAAGTTGATAGACAGTTGCATTGCTCATATAAGCTGCTGGATTTGTCGCTCCAAGGTTATTATCAAGTTTTGCAATAAGTTCACTCCATGCTTCAAATGCTCTTCTAAGTTTGAAGTCTTCGTCGTTGATGATGGTTACTGTCCAAGCATCAATGCTTCTATCTCCTGCAACTTTAAATGTTCTTCCTCTAAAAGGAACATCAATTGCTGCAATATTTGATGCCGGTAAAGCGGCTGCTTTACATAGATACTTGAATTTATCTGCGTCCCAAGAAATTCCAGATGGAAAAGTTGTCAATTCAACTTCAAATAGATTGGGACGAGCACCACCACCACTTAGAGCACTCTTAAATTGAGAGATTGTCTTGAGTCTTGCCACGGTTCGTTACCTCCTTAAGGTTATTTATTGAATAATAATCAAACAGTACCTGCAACTTCTTCAAAACTTACACCTGTGCGTGTAGCAACAAAGGTGAGAGTTACATAATTAATAGACTTAGCTGGTTTCAGGAAGATATCTGCTCTGAATTCGTTATTGTCAATAACGTCAGGAGTATTGTTTGTTGTATCACAAACAACTAAGAAACCGTACAGACCTCTCTTCGCTTGAATATCGCGTAGATATGGTTCTACAATATTCTTAAAGTTTGCTCTTGTCAGTTCATCATTTAATTCGAATAGTTGAGCTTGTGCTGCGCTCTGTAGTGCTTGTTCAATTGTTAAGAATAAGCGACGAACATTAATTCTATCAAATGCTGATGCATATCCAAGTGCTGTCTTATCTCCAAAGAGAAGAGTTCCGATTCCAGGTTGAGTAATGACTGCATTAATTCTTGCTGGATATAGTTGGTCTCTTTGTGCTTTACTTGGGTTATATGCCAACTTAATTGCATTATTAATGATTCCTCGTTGCTGACCAGCAGGTGAGAACCAAGGATATGCAATGATATTAGTGCGACACATTAACCCAGCAATATCAGCGTTGCATGGAATATATACAAACTTATTATTAAATCTATCATAAGTGTACTTATATCCACTATCAAATATTGCATATGATGAAGAAGACCCAACAGAGTTAAAGTACTTGATTAGATTTGTTGTCTGAGTAGTAGAATTGCTTTGTCCAATTAGATTTCCTCTATGAGGTCCAATTACAGCAACACAATCCTTTCTCTGACCTGCAATTGAAATCAGATATTGTGCTTTTGCGATTGAATCATTTTCATCGGTTAGTCCAGGACCCATGATTAAATAATCAACCTGAACATCGTCTTTGTTTGAGAATAGATTGTACGAAGTTTGCAAGTCTGCAAGAGTCACTGCCATTGAACCATTGGCACCATAATCTTGTCCGCCATTTAATGCATAAGTTACATTACCTACTGCACTAAATGTTACATCTTGTGCATTTTGACCCCAATCACCTTTAGATGGTGAATTCTCTGTTACATTAGGAATAAATGCTTGAGTAGTTCCATCAGCTTTAGTGAATGAAACTGCCCTTGGTGCTGTTCTCCAATATCCATCGGCAGCAGATGATGGAGATTTGCCTGCATAGATTTGTGACGAGTAATCTGCCAAGAATTGCTTATAGTAAATTCTTTGTGGCGAATTTACTGCCGAAATAGCATCAAGTGCTTTTGATAGACCAACATGCTTTTCAAGAATAGTCCCTGGATTTTGGGTGATTGTTCCCTTATCATCAACAACTACTACGTGAATACCATCACCTTTACCATTTCTGTTTAAAGCGTGAATAGATGTGGTTGGTTTTGGTGCAATTGAACTCCAGAAAATAGTGCTATTTTCTAGACCAAGTTTTTGTTGATTATACCAATCAGAAACAGATACTGAATTGAGGTTTCCTTGATATGAACCCGAACCGTCAATGAAGTTTAATGTTTGTGTTCCTTTAAATGCAGCAAATTCGGTCCCTTCTGCATAATCAATTTTTGTTTCTGTTCCTCCACTGGAAACTCTTGAAACAACTTTAACAGTGATGGAGCTATTGCTACCAGTTACTGCAGTTGTTACTCCAGTGATAATTCCTTTTAGATATCCGGTAAAAGTTCCAGATCCTGGAATTGAAATGCCATTTAAGTTAGCTGTCACGCCATATCCAATAGCGACACCATCAGAAGACAAATCTGAGGATGTTACATTGATGACCTGATCTGCTAAATCATCAATTACACAAACTTTCAGACCATTTGCCCAAGTTCCTGGATTTTTTGCTGCGTATGTAAAATTCTGAGCTTCTGTATGCTCCGCGTTGTAATCATCATAGTTATCAATGTCTAAAGATGCAGTGGATCCAATTCCAACTCCAGCGTTAGCATTGTTTAAGTTTGGTGATTTAGTTCTAATAACTTTTAGAACACCACCATATGAAAGATAGGATGATGCACTCATCCAATATTCATACTGGTTATCATTTTGTGATGGTTTTCCGAAAGTATTGATTAAATCCTGCTCTGTTGCAATATCAACAGCGTAGTTTACAGGACCAATTGGAAAAGGGCCAGCAATCGCACCAATATTATCTAAAACATTATCAGCTCTTCCTACTGTTAAGTCAACCTCTCTGACGAGTACGCCTGGAGATAATTGAGGAGTCGCCATGTTTTTCTCC